ATTTTCATGAGATTACAAAGTCTTTCATATATTCTTTTCTTACATTGTATGTGTGAGTAAAACCAGCTTTCAGTAATAGTAGCAGATTGTACCACGCTTCTTTGTACGTTACCTACATATTCATATTGACCAACTGCTCCTTCTCTTTGTGGGCTTACACCTGATATGTTACCAGCAGTTTGCTCTAGCATAAGTTTTAAATTAATTAGCTGCTGCACTGATTGTGATAATGTAAAATCAATTTGTTGAAACTGATTGAAGTTTGCCATTTGACCACCTTCTTCTTTAGAGTTGATTGGTATTATACCGTCTGTTTTTAAATGATACAATACTGTTTGCATATCCATACCAAGATTAGTTGGTAGTTGCGAAGTGTCATAAACTACAGCTTTACCACCAGAACGAGCCATTGCTAATTCTATATGATACATAACAATATTGTATAGCATTTGTACGTTCTTAAGTAAATCTACCATTGATAATGAACGTCCTGTTGTATTGTTTCTAACAACTCCAATATATGATAATCCTGTTGTCCCTGCATCATCAACAGACCTAACTTGATTTGGTCTTCTTTGTGCTCTAACTAAAACTCTACCCCCTATTTTTGTAGCTTCCCATATATCATCTACATACCTTGTTTCTACAGTTTCGTTTTTTCTTGGCTTATAATCATCTGCTACTAATTTTTTAAATGGTCTGCTTGGGTCATATTTGTTTTCTGATATCTTAAACTTCAAAGCTCTGACTGATTTCCATTCACAAGATATAACTCTTATTCTGTTTTCAGAATCCTCATACATATTAATCCAATCAATATTAGAGTTGTAATTAGCTAACTGGTCATGACTATATATTCTTGACATTTCAGCAATTATATTTACATCTTCATCAGTAAGCTCATCTCTATATTCATCGATGATTTCATTTAGTGATAGCCATCTTTCCTCTCCAATCCAAGCTGCATCGTCAAGATAATCTGAGTTTATTCCTATATCATATACAATAGCACGAGGGTCTATTCTTCTTACTTGTGGGTCTCTATCTAATATATCCACTTTGAAAAATTCTTTGCCTGTAACCAACAAATCTCTAAATCCTTCTTTAAATAAATCTTTGTAGTTATATCGATTTACAAGATACTCTAATCCATCTTGAGCTGTTTCTTCAACCATTTCTTTATAGTTGTATCTCATGTACGCATCAATATCTTCTGGAAGTGGTAGTCCATCACCATCCATCTCAATTTTAAATCCTTCTTTTTCCTCAAACTCTTTGTGTATGCTTTCTAAAATATCACGCATAATAAGACTAACCTTCTTGTCTTCTTTTCTTAAAACTGCTTCTTTGTTGACAGTAGCAACCTTTAGGTCAGTTGGTCTTCTTAATTCTTCACCAACTAATAAATCTATTTTTGGTTGTATTATAGGATAGTTTACAAGTCTAGCTGGATATGCCATACCATACTGTTCGGTAATGTATTTAAAATCATCTGCGTGTAAGTTACCGTTATAAATATTGTAGTTGGTAATATCAGCGTGTCTATTATTTTTGAATGATGCATTTTGATAAGACATATAACCAACAATAGCGTTGATTACTGCGTCACACCACTCATCTGTTTTTTCACTTTCCTTAAGTACCATTGAAGGAAATCCACTTACTTTACTGTATGCCATAATTTTATATTTTTACAGGTATGCCCCTGCTATTCAATTTATAATAATTAAATCCTATGTCAACTTTTTCTTCTTCTTTTTTACTTGCCTGCGTTCTATAGTTGTCTATGTTATGTATTAAGCAAATACCAAAAGCCATAGCTCGGTCAGTATTTCTTAACCCATAGTTTGCTAGTTCGTCGATTAAATCTAAGAACCAAATATCATCTGCATGCTCCCTTATATAATCATCTATTAAATCTTCTAATAGTGATTTTACTTGTTTATTCATGTGCACACCATACCTATTTCTTGTTTTAGTTCCAGGATTGTGTGCAGACTCTGGTTTTTCTTTTAAAAATCTTAAACCATTTCTTCTTTTAAAATAATCTAAAATACCTATCTTTGTATATTCAACTAGCATTTTACTATTATAGTATGCTGCTAGTTTTAAACATCCTTCCCAAAAGTCCTCTTTCTTTTCAGGTCTGTCGGTATACTCCGCTACAACGTAGTCTCCTGGAGTATCGGCATCAAGAAATCTTCTATAAATTATTGCACTACCTAAAGACTCTGATGCGCCAGCGCTATCTTGGTCATATGAATCTATACCTCCTATATCTAAATTTTTGTACTCTGGCTGTGGATGTTCTAATATTTTGTATGGACCATCTGGATTTGGTGTCCATTTTACTTCCCACTCATCATCTTCATTGTATGTCCAGCTGAGGTTGCCAGACTGAATCTGACTTCTGTAATCTTTACTTGATAGTATTCTTGAGCGTTGTGCATTAAGTAAAGATATGTCAAATCTTGAGCTTTTAGTATTTAGGAATGCTTCTTGTACAGTCAGTGGGTAGTTTTGTATATGCAGGTTAAATGCTTCCCTATCACCAGATTTTTCTATGTTTTCTCTTTCTTCTTTCAAAACATTTAGAGCGCCTTCTACATCTTCTACACCGCTTTTGATATTAAAGAATCCGTAGTAAGCTCTACTGGCTGGTATAAACATAGGAATCAAATTGTAAGCGTCTGATTCATAATACATATCCATAAAATCTTTAGATGCTTTAGAAATATCACCACCTGTACCACCTACAACAGGAACTCCAAATTGTATATTACCATCCATAAAACAAGCTTTTGATGACATGTAAGCGTTTTTCAAATGCTTGAACTCTCCAGCTTCTTCAAATACCATAAGAGATACACGCTCACCTTTGAATACTTCTGGATTGTCCATTGTCCTACAAATTATAGTAGACTGATAACCACCAACCTCCCATTTACCATCAGAATTTTTTTGTTTATATCCTGAGCGTAGAATACCATCAGTGTCTTTTATTAGACTATGTTTAAAATTAGAATGTATACTATTCAAACCTTTTTTAGTTTTATCAAAGAACGCGTCCGCTGTCATTTGCAATCCAGCAGCTATACCAACATCATTAAAAGGAAAGAATGTAAACTCGTGAGCCAACATGCCAGAGTTCATATAGGAGAATCCCTTGTCCCTTGCTTTGATAACAATCATCCCCTTGCCTTCCTTTTTACAAGTTTCAAACAGGTCAAAGTATTCATGGTCCATACTTCTGTACCAAGGTGATATCAGAGTTTTTCTTGAGCTTTTGTTTCCGTCATTACCAAGTATCTTATAATAGTTTAAATAAAAATAATACTTGCCTGATATTTTTTTCATACCCTTTGGCTTGTATCCATTTATACATCTGTCTAATTCTTTTTCCCAATACTCTTGATAAGCCACAGAGTCTGGATTTAGACTTGGATGTCCATTATTGATAACAGGTCTATATTTTTGCGGGTCAACTTTTGCTCTACCCATATCTTAACCTTTTTACCTTAAACTGCTCTTCTCTTTTAGCCAACTTATTGTGATATTCCATTTCTATATCAACATTATGTTTATCTATAGCAAGCCTATTATACTGTCTTGCTTTTTGTAGATTCCCTTGCTTATAAAAAAAACTATACCTAGATTTTAAATAGGTAAGTTTATATTCTTGTTCAGACACTAATTTAATTGTGGTCTATATCCACCAACAGCTCCACTGACATAGTTTACTTTACAGCCAGTATTGCAATCCCATTTACGCAAAGCCTTATTTATTCTTGAATTAGGGTCACGGGCTGTTTTAGCTGAAGTTAGTTTTTTCTTCATCCCTTTCATTCTCGCACAAAAAGATTTACGTCTTGCTGATGTTTTGCTTTTTGTTGGAGCTTTAAGGGTTCCGCCTTTGTAACTTCGTCTACCTTTCTCGTTAAGACCACCTGAAGGGCTTTTCCCTTCTTTTCTTTGCCATGCTGGGGTTGACATTAGTCGTGCTGATTCAAAAATTTACCACCCATGCCCATTTTATTTTTATTCATCTTCATGCCATACATACCTTTTTTCATTTTACCTCCGTACATGAATTCTTTATCGGCATCCATTTTACCACCCATAGCCATGTAACCCATTTTGTTTCTCACTTCTGTAGGTAATTTAGCTAGTCCTGGATTTTTAGCAGCGTCTACTTTTTTCATTTTACCGCCGCCTGGATATGACATTTTTTTCTTACCTCCCATTCCATAAGTAAGTTTTTCTCTTTTAAGAATTTGAGGCATTGTCTGTCCAGCAGAAGCGCTTGCTCGCATTTGGCCACCCATAGCATAAGACATTTTCTTTTTTTTATTTTTTTTCATCATTTTTTTAAAAATTAATCGTGTTGTTTATAAAATTTACCACCATCTTTATATCTGCTTACCCTGCCCTTTTTTGTTTTCTCTCTGGCTGCCGCTCGTTTTTCACCAGCAGACAACTCAGACCACGTCTTAGGAGTGTCTTTAGATATTCTCTTTGTAGGCCTAAAAGTGTTTTCACCTTTTTTATAATCCTTTTCACCAGATGGTGTTCTCCAATCTTCTTTAAACCATCTCTTAAGCCTTAACCCTGCTTTAGTTTTTCTAACTGCCATTAGTCGTGCTGATATATTGCTTTACCGCACTTATCCATT